GGTCATTGTATCACCTGCTTTATAACCAATAGCAACATTATCAATACCCTCGGTAATATTTGTTAAAGCCTGATATCCCATAGCTACATTTCCAGTGCCGGTAGTTAAATCATACGCAGCCTGATAACCCACATAAACACCATTATCACCGGTAGCTGTGCCTCCTCCAGCCGCCTGTCTACCTATAACCACAGCATTATCCATACCTGTTGAAGTTTGGGCAGCTTCTTGGCCTATAATAACATTATAGTTTCCTGTCGTGGAAGTTTTAGCTACATTCTGCCCAATCATTACATTGCTCGCGGCTGTTGTAACAGCTAATCCAGCCCTATAACCGATAGCAACATTGTCATCTCCTATTAAATTATCAGCGGGAAGAGAGTTCCACCCTATAGCAACATTACTAGTTGCCCCTGAAGCACTAGTCATTGCTTTATATCCGAGGGCTACATTATAAGCATTAGTTTTACCACTTTCCCCTTGTAAAGCCACATGTCCCATAGCCACATTACCATAACTTGTAGTCTCATGATAGCCAGCATAATATCCTATATATGTACTACTATGTCCTGTAGTTGTGCTCTCTGCTGCATGTCTACCAATAGCTACGTTATTATCCCCTCCATTGAGATTTTGGAGGGCCTGAGTACCAATACCTACATTACCCTGAATCAACGTTGCCGCAGTTCCAGAACCAGCAAGCCTTCCTATAAATATATTGTGGCTTCCTGTATCTATGGCTTTCATAGCGTTATATCCTACAACAACATTATAGTCTCCATCAGTTAACGCCTGAGCAGCGCTCTTACCTATTGCTGTATTACCTTCAGCATCAGCAACAGCCGCCTCCAAGGCAGTATAACCAACTGCTGTATTACCAACAGATGTTGTCGCAGCAGTCAAGGCATTATACCCTATAGCTATAGCGTAATCTGCTGTAGTTATAGCATCTAAAGCCCCAATACCCAAAGATGTATTATACTCAGCGCTAGAAGTAGTACCCTCAGGATTAGCACCTATATAAAGAGAATTAGTTTCTGTAAGGCCTAGAACGAAATCCCCTATCGTATCCGCAGCGGTGCCTATAGGGAGATAATTATCAGAAATGGAACCGGTTATATCTCCTCCAGCCCCAGCCACAATAGCTCCAGAAACAGTATTAACATATCCGGCAGTAGCTAGATGCGTATCGTCGGATGCGGGCGTATCCGCTGCCACGACAATATCATCCACATTATGGCCACCCATTGTAATGCTTTGTGTGGTCAGTTCGCCATCGCTCTTAAGACTTAACAAGTTACTAAACGAGGGCGTCCCAGCACCGAAATCACCACTATAGTCAAACATGAGATATTGGGGAGCTGCAAGGGAAACCCCAGAAGTTCCGGATAATGATATTCTAAGACCAGCTATTAAATCTACACTAGATACATCCTCAGGGCCAATCTTAGTAAAGAAAAGAGAGGGATAACCAGCGTTTTCACTCGCCCCTCCATCAGCACTATCCTGATTAATTACCACACGAGGATAATGCATAAAGGTTAATGAGTCCCCTGACGCACCTGAATCATTAATGCTAAAATCAGATTGTGCTACAGTAGGAGTTAAAACCATCTGGTTTCGACCTCCGTTTATAAGATATGTAGTTCCTGTAATAGAGGTAGTACCAGTAATGTCCACTGTAGATTGCATATCAACAGTGTTCTTAAAAACCGCCGTTCCAGAGTCTATAAAAGCTGCGCTCGCGTTAAAAGCTACATTAGTCTGGAAGGTATTAGCTGTTCCACTGAAAAGAAGGTTGTTAGAAGCATCCGTTTGGAAATAAGCACTACTAACCAAACCGGTAGTAGCATTATAGAAAGTATTGTAATATTGTGTACCAGCCGTAATAGAGCCTGTAGCTACAGCGCTTATATCTATATCAAATTCTGTAAACCCAGTTGTGCCTACAATAGAGATATCTCCAGTTGCTAAAGAACCTCCTGTAGCATAGTAATTGGCTCCAGTATCATCTGCTACCCATGACATAACTCCAGCATCAGTAGATGTCAAATGATAGCCGCTTACACCGGGATAGGCATTGGGTAAAGTAAAAGTTATATCGTCTGACATCGCAGCTGCTTGTAGTTTGATGAAGTTATCTCCATCATCACCATCTTCATATAACTCAATGTATCCAGCAGCAGTAGTGTTTCCTCCTATACCTATACCTGTGGTAAAAGAAGTTTTAGGAGTAAAGGTGGTTAATGCATTACTTGTAACATCTCCCACACCAGCCATCGACCCTGTGATTTTAGAATCCGTACCAAAATCTAAATCAGTAAGATAATAATTAGAACCGGCAAAAGCTGCCCACCCTAATCCAGAATCGCTTCCGCTATCAGCTATTAAAGCATAACCATGAGTCCCGGAAGCTAACGCAAATGGTCTACCTCCTGTGTCAGTACCAATAACAGAGCCATGAGTAGGTAAAGCAGGAAACGGCCCTGCAGCTCGAGAACGCCATGATTCAGGAATGTATTTCAGTACGTTATATGCTCCCATAATTTTATCCTTCTTACGACTACTAAAGAAAAAGTGGGAGCGATTAGGGGCTCGCTCCCTGAGCCCTCGTTAGTTAACTAGCCTAAGCTATGTTAATAATAACTACACCAGACATCGGGCTCGTCACCTTCAGTCCGTATCTCATCGACATGTAAGAGCCAACGATTCCGAAGCCCGGATTCGCCTCCTCTACAGTCAATGGTCGCCTTTCAACATATGACATAGGCTTAACACTGCTATCCCACATGAAAATCCTGTCAGGAGGACACCATGCGTTCGTAGTGATAGTTAGCCCATAAATGCTTCCAACAACTGCCGTGCCAAGCGTCTTACCAAACGGAGCAGTCTCTTCTACGACATATGGTAATGGCTGTGCGCCAGATAGACCACCTATTGCTGTAGTAAAGTCAGCCAAGTTCAGAAGTGACTTGTAGTGAGCTGGTGAAATCATTAGTGAGTTGGCATTGAAGCCGTGTCCACCAATTAATTCCATGGAGTCGGTTAAATCAGCCAATGCGATTTCTCCATCCCCAGCCGCGCCAGCCGCCTGCATGTAGTGGCTTGTCTGAAGCGTGCCGGACGCAGTAAGACCATACGAATAGTTACGACCTACGTTGATTTCAGAACCACTTCCTAGGAAACCACCGTTAGGATTGTTAGTAAAGTTCTCAATCGCTGTTTCAGCTGTTCCATACGAAATGTCTGCATCAGAAATGCCGGTTCCCAGAGTTGAATCTCCGATACCCAGCAAAGCATAAACAACGTGCTTCGTCATGTGACGGTCTACCGCCCTGCGTGCTTCATTCAAAGCCATCTCGACTTCGTTGAAACGTGAATCTTCAATCATCCGACGGGTTACACCCACAGCCAGACCCCACTCAGCCACTGAGACTCGCTCAGAGCGTAGATTGGTGTGCTGGTATTTAGGAGTGTTTCCTTCGTTGATTTCTTCCATACCCATGGAAGGCTTTGCGAATGTGATATCAATATCACCGCCAGTCTCTGTGGTCATAGGTTCACAAAACATACTCAGGGCTGCAAGGTCTGTAACCTTGTAGTCCAGAATAGCGTCTTTGTAGTCTATGAGTACACGTTCCCCAGTTCCACCGGTTACATTATATGCACCTGTGTTAAGGGAGGTCAAAAGACCGGGTGCCAGATTATCAGTTAGTGCTACCATATAAATCACCTACTTAAACAGTAATACACCTTCTTAGGCCAGTACCGCCTGCATCTTCTATAGACACAGCTTGACATAGTGGACTGCCTGCACCATTATCTGCTGTTAACATCTGACCATCAGTTGTTCCCATCATTAGTGCTACGCCTTCTTCTACGTCTGCTGCGTTTATGTTCAATACTACGCCTTTGCCTGTGATAACGCTAGCAATGTTGCCTGAACTAATGGTTGTTAGAGCGAACCCTATACCCGCGAAATCATATCCCGTGTCTCCCGAATTAGCGTTTTGGACGTTTCCGTCAGCATTTAATGATAATAAATTACCTGCTGTTACGTCTTCTGCCGCTGTGAAAGGAAGGATACGTGCCGGAGCACCACCATCATTCAGTAAAATTTCTGTTGCCATTTTTAGTTACCTCTCAGTACTTCTGGGTCGACTTTAATTCGCCCAGTTTTCTTATCCATCTTGACTGCAAATTTTCTCTCGGATTCCGCTGGAACAGCTTCTCCCTCGTTGGATTTACCCTTTCCGAAGGTACGTTCTGTGTCCTCAGGTACCGGAAGTGCAGCAAGAGCTTCGCT